CTAAAAATCATCAAACACCAATTAATATTACGTACCAAGTAATATTATTATACCATAAATAATCGCAGAAATCAAGCTTTTTTCTGACTTTCTGCGATTATATTACTTGTTTTATTGAGAGTTTGGGATTAAAGACAAGCGATAGCGTCAAGCTGTCGCTTGTTTTTGAGAATTGACAGATTTAAGAGAAAATATATGTAAAATACGATTACGAAAACGGTTGAAATTTCTGTAACCGTAAGCGTTGCGTTTAAGGACTTTGATTTTGTTGTTGCAACCTTCAGTAAAGCCGTTTGTGATAGTGGAAGAAAATGAATTAAGAATACCTGTCAGCCAATTCATCATAGTATTAGCACACTTTTGAAGTTGTGGAATATCACTGTCAAGTGCGGAGTTAATCCAATCAGACATAGCAAATTTAGCCGAATCTCTGTTGTGAGTTTTCGTAGTAATTAGGAAAAACGTAAAAAGGCGTTAAAAATAGTTAAAAAACTGAAAAAGCAGTAAACAAGCCGTTTCTCGGGTGTAAAAAAAGTGTACACTCTGAAAAAGCGGCTTGATTTTTTTATTTAGTGCGAAAATGAAAAAGCTGAGCAAATCACGAAAAAATTGTGAACCTGCTCGGTTTTAATTTTTTAAAAAGGACATTTTAAAAGCGTTTAAAAGGGCTTTAAATCGGCATAAATCCGAATTTAGTATGCTCTGTTGGTATAGATTAAAATATCTGAACAAAGGGAACTATTTTAAATCTAAAGAGAAGTAACTTCCTATTCCGATAAAATCTATGTTTTTTTACATTTCGATTTTTAGAATGTTGAAAAACTTGCAAGAGTTGCATTTGGATAGTTATGCAATTTAAATGAATATTATTGTAAATCTATTTTTCCCAGAACCTTTCCTACACAACGAATGTCATCAAATTCATTCAACTTTATAGGCTTGTATGTAGGATTGAGCGAAATCAACTCTCCTTTGCCCATTTTTTTTATGTATGATTCGCCGTTTAAAATAAAAATACCTATTTCTCCCTCTAAAATTGAAGGAGAATTTTTAATTAACAAAACATCATTATCAAAAAATTTAGGCTGCATACTGTCGCCACATACCTTTAGCATTAAATCAGCCTGTTCTGTTAGAGGGGTTTTGGGAACAGTCATCCATTCGACCGGAATATCGTCAGATAACCAATTACCTGTTCCGGCCGAGGCTCGGGTCATATAAAGTGGAATGATTTTGTTTTTAGTAGGCTCTTTTTCGGTTTGCTCTTCGTGCTTTTCGAGTGGCTTAGTCATCTCGTTAGTTCTACCAAGTAAAAAATCACCTGAAACACCGAAATAATCCGCAAGAGTGTTTAAACTATCGTATTTAGGTAGTTGTCTTCCACTCTTCCAATTGCTAATTAAGGATTCAGAAATACCAGTGTCTTTGGACATCTGATAAGCTGAAAGATTGCTGTTTTGTAGCAATTGCTTAAAAATATCACTAAACATTTGTATACATCTCCAAACTTCGCAAAAGCGAAGTATTTTGTCTTAAATACTTAGCAAATGCGTAGTATAGTATAACCGTGTTAATTAAGTTTAATTTTAACACAGTTAATATGGTAAAACAAGGAGGTTTATTTATGAATTTTGGTTTAAATGTAAAAAAAACCAGGACAAATGCAAAGATGACTCAGGTTCAACTTGCTGAAAAGGCAGGTATAACAGCATCAATGATAAGTCAAATTGAAAAGGGAATTAGAAATGCATCAATAGTATCTGCTTTTGAAATATCAAAAGCATTGAATGTCTCACTTGATGAACTCTGTAAGGGGGCATAATAATGATAGGCAAAACTATAAGTAGATATAAAATAATCGGAAACATTAATAATAGAGTTATTCTTGCACACAATCGAAATGCAGTAGAGCCATGGGTGGTGTGGTGGCTTGACAAAGACGGTGATGCATACAGCGGAAGTTATTTTTCAAATCGTGCGGCAGCTATAAAAGAATTTATGGAGAGGGCGTTCAATGTATAGCAACATAAATCTACGCTGTGTAGGTTGCGGTCACCGCAGACGGATATCAGCAACATATGACTATCTGATTTGCAACTATATTTTAGACACCGGCAAGGCACGAGGATGTTCGGTTGAAGAATGCACTCACTATACAACTGAGGAATGTCATATTAAGGAGGACTTATGGAAAGACTGACAAAAAGACTTAACCCTGATGAAATTATAAAATCTAAAAGATCCGCCAACATCAAAAGATGTCAGCGGAAGTGTAACTTAATAAACTACGGTTATACTCGGGAAGATATTGCAAAAGCAATAAAACGAATCAAAAAAATTAAGACTTGATTTCGCCGATATCAATATTTGCTTCTTCAAGTAATTTTGCTCTTAATTGTTCGTGATATGAAAGTATAGCACCGATTGCAATATTAGTTGCATGATCATTAGCATACTTTGTTTCAAAAATATTTTTCTTAATTTGTTCTAAAGTACTAACAGAGAAATTATTGTCGTTCTTTAAATTCTCTGTTAAGAGTATATTAGCAAACGATGTTGCACTTGTTGCTATATCAAACAAATTTATATCCATACAGTTCACCCCCTATCTTTTTAATAATATCACAAAGTCGAAACCGCCGCAAGGCGGTCAGCAGGAAATGAGCTACCTGCTCTGATGATGACAGCTCAAAAGGATGTGATTTTTTGATTTATCTAACAGCAAAGGAAGTTGCTGGGATAAAAGGTTGCTCTGAACGATATGTAAAAATGCTCATAAACAATGGAAGTCTTCAGGGTGATGAAACAATAAACAAAAACAATCGCAAAAAGTATTTAATACCTTTGAGCGAATTATCCTACTCAGAGCAACTCAAATACTACAAATCGCACGCAATAGCAATCCCTGAGGATTTCCCCGAACGCAAAACGGAGAGACCTCACAAGGAATTTGATGAATTTTCAGCGGCACAGCGTGAAGAGATTGCAGAATGGATAAGGATTCTTAATGCTTGGGATGAGTATTGTGCAACCTCAAAGTTGCAAAAAGTGCCTGCAACAGAAAAGTTTGTGCAGTTGCAACAGGTCGCTAACCCCGACCTTAATATATCAAAGGGCATTTTGTACCGCAAGAAAAAGACTTTAAAAGCTGATGACCTTGCAGGACTGCTTGATAATCGTGGATCTTGGAAAAAAGGCACTTCATCAATTCCAGAAGAGGCGTGGCAATGCTTCCTCAGCTTTTATCTTGATGAGGCTCAACACCCAATTAAGGCTTGTTATGAGTACACGGAAATGTGGCTTAAAAGAGAAGCTCCACAGCTCCTGCCGCTCCCTGCTTACGCATCGTTTTATCGAAAGGTACAAACCGCAATACCTAAGCCTGTTGAAATTATGGGACGGCAAGGCATGAAAGCATTTAGAGACAGATGTGCTCCATACATACGCAGAACTTATGAAGGTATGGCATCAAACGAATGGTGGATTGCAGATAACCACACATTTGATGTGCAGACAAAGGGCGAAAACGGCAGTGTCCACAGACTTTATCTTACAGCGTTTTTTGATGCACGCTCAGGCATTTTCACAGGTTGCTATGTAACTGATGCACCGTCATCGCAGGCTACATTGATAGCTCTTCGAAAAGGCATCGTGAAATACGGTATCCCCGCGAACATATATGTAGATAACGGTCGAGAGTTTCTGACATTCGATGTCGGCGGACTTGGTCACAGACTAAAGAAAAGTCAAAAGGACAAGTTTGCACCGCCGCCCGTTTTCGAACGGCTCGGCATTAAAATGACGAATGCGATTGTACGAAACGCTAAGGCGAAAATCATTGAGCGGCGTTTTCGTGATGTTAAAGACAGACTTTCAAGATTGTTCCCCACATACACAGGTGGCAATGTTGTAGAACGCCCTGAAAGGCTTAAAAAAGTAATCAAGGATACCGACAACATACCTACGGATTTTGAGTTTACACAGGCTGTTGAGGACATTTTAAACTACTATATGAATGAAAAGCCTTACAGCGGAGCGGTAAGTTCGGATAGCGGTAAAACACGAATGCAGGTATATCGTGAACAGCTCAAAGAAAAGCGAGTTGCCTCAGAACTTGACCTTAACCTTATGCTTATGCGTAGCACAAGAAGTCAGAAAGTCGGCAGGCGTGGCGTACATCTTACCGTTGCAGGCGAAAAAATCGACTACTACAACGATGACCTTATATTAAATCATTTTGGCGAATCGGTTTACTGCAGATATGATCCGGAAGATATATCAGAAGTCAGAATTTATGACCTTGATGACAACTACATAATGACTGCACATACAGATAATGAGGCTGTTCTTGCGTACGGCTCATCTAAAGATGCTGTTACTCAAGCTTTGCGTAAGGTTAAAAGCCTTGAAAAGCTCACTAAACAGGAGCTTAAGGCAAGTCAGATTACCGCATTTGGTAAACAGACAGCTCTCAATCTTGTACTTGCAACCGCAGAGGCAAATAAAGAGAGAGCAGAGGAAATCAATCCGAATGTTATTTCAGTTCATCATGCTGACAAAGAACTCGCAGAAATGCAAGTTGCAGTCGGTCAGAATAATATAGTTAAAATTGACAAAGCGAAAATGATCAGGAATCTTGAACAAAGACAAAACAATGAGGAGGAATAAAAATGTTAGCAAATCCTGAATTACAGAAAAAACTGAGAAGCTATATTAAAGAATGCGGCAGTCAAAATAAAGCTGCTGCATTAATAGGCAAATCAACTGCGGCTATATCTACATATCTAAGCAACAGCTACGCAGGTAATCTTGAAAAGTTTGAATCGTATCTTGAAGAAGTATTCAAAAACAAAGAAGCTGCTGAAAATCTCAAATCTGCAACAGTACAAAATGAATATAAGCCAACGTCGATAAGTGAAAGCGTTTACGAAACAATCCGCCTGTGTCATCTAAAAGGCGGTCTTGCAATTGAGTGCGGTGACGCCGGAATTGGCAAAACGATGGCTTGCAGAAAATACGCTGAAGATTATCCAACATCTGCTATATATGTCACTGTAAATCCTTGCCTTGTAACTTTGTCAGCATTTTTGAAGCTGCTTTGCAAAGCACAAAAAATAACCGCAAACGGTAGAAAAGATGAAATGTGGATGAGATTGTCAGACAGCTTCGAGGGCGAACGAAAAGTGCTAATTATTGATGAAGCACAGCACTTGCCAATCAAAACAATTGAGGCTATCAGAGCTTTCTTTGATACAAATCCGCAACTGGGAATTTGTCTTGTAGGAAACATTGAAACTGTTACCAGCACAGGCAAGAGCAAAGAAGCGTTTGCTCAAATACGAAACAGGACGAAGCTAACAGAAATACGTCACACAACAGCAATTAAGGTCAACGATATTGCTTTACTGTTTCCGGCAATTGCAGAAGACGAAAAAGCAAAAGGATTTTTACTTGGAGTTGCAAGGTCTGAACAGGGTATCCGTGGAGCAAGCAATGTTTTTTGCAACGCTGTTGACAACGGAAACATCACATATGAGGGTTTAATAGCAATGGCTAAGGCTATGAAATTAAAGGTATTTTAAAAATATTTTAGGAGGAATTAAAATGTCAATTAAAAAAATGATTTTGATACTTGCAACAGGATTTTCAACAGGTGTTGTTATGGTAGCTGCAATTAATCAGTTTGGACGAACAGCAATAGGCGGAGAGTTGTTCTTCATACCAATGGTTGGACTACTCGTGTGGTTTGGCTGGATGATACGTGGCGAATATTCTAAATCAAGAAATAATGTTAGGAGGTGGAAAAGTGATAATACACGCAGAAAGTAAAAAAGAAAAGAAAGTGATTTCTTGTCACGTAGTTACAGGACAGACTTGTAAAAATTGTTTGCATTGGCATAGAAGTAAGATTTTTCAAAACACTGGATACTGTGATTTTTTCAACAAAGCAGGTTTAAAATATAGCGATTTTTGCAGCTTGTTTAAAAGGAGAGTTGAAAAATGATTGCGGAAGAATGGAAAAAGGTCGAAGAAAATCTACAACTTGTATGGGGTTGCGGGGCGAGGCTTTTAGTTGACGGATATGAGGTTTCTTTATACTTGAGACAAGTTTCACAATTCAAAAATGCTATTGTTGTTTACATAAACGGTGAATTTTGTGGTAAGTGGCTAGCAGAAGATTGCGAAGAACGCAGACGATTTTTCCCTTGCAAGAAGCGTTGTGCAATTCGTGAAAACGAGCTGAAGAGAATGGGTATTCGCAGTAAAAAAGAAATTCAGAAATACAAAGAAATGGCTAATTATAATGAGTATTCATCAGTTTGGACAAACTTTAATGTTATGAAAAAGCATTTTGAAGCAAATAACACGAATATTGAAATTTTAAATCTTTAGGAGGAATAATATGGAAAACTACGCAGTTAATCTTGAAAAAAATTTAGGTAAAAAAGCTGGCGATACGATAGTGAATACACTTGCTGAAAAAGCAAAAGCATATATTCAAGCAGAAAGAGTCGTACTTATTTCAGTTGAAAACGAAGATGGTTCAACTGATTCGGTTTCAACAGGAGCTCCTTTGGATATACTTGGAAGATTAGGTATGTTAACGCTTGAAATTATAAAGAATATTGAGAGAAACTCGGATAAACATTTTGCAGATGTTGCTTTGGATGGCTTTATTGGTGCATTAAAAGATATTCAAGAGCGGAGATAATCCGCTTCTTAATGCAGCTTCGTAGAAATCGGAACGGTCACAAGCCCGTGTAAATGCAGAGTGGGAACATATAACTTCAAAATATAAATAATAAGGAGGTTACAATTTAATGAAAACATCTAAACGAATATGCAAAAACGGCTCTATTACTTTGCCAAAACAAATCCGTGGCGAAGTAGGTTTATTTCCCGGCAACGCTGTTGATATTGAAACAAATGCGGACGGCTCAGTTACAATCAAACCTGCGGCTCCATGCTGTCACTTCTGTGGCTCAGTAGAAAATGTCATCGTTGCAGATAATGTTGTTATTTGCAACGATTGTGCAAAAAAACTATTTGCAAAGGTGGATAAGACAGATGACTGATTTAAAAAGACAGATTGATGAACTTGCTGCAATAAAAGCAGATATGGGCAAGCTCAAGGAACGTAAGGACAAGCTTGAAGCTGAAATCATCAAGCAATGTTCTGTTGATCTCGAAAATACGAAGTACAAGAGCATTCGCTACGAGGGTGATGTTTTTGATCTGACAGCCGTAACAGCCGAAAGCATTAAAGTTATTTACAACTCTTTCCTTCCGATGATTTTCGGCAAGGCGTATGAGGACGCTGTCACGGAAAAGACAGAGTATTCTTTGTCTGCTTCTGCAAAGAGAATGTTAATCGGTTTGTATAAAGGAAACTTTATCAGAACTACGGTTAAAGAGGTCATTGACCAGATGGCAGGCATTACAGATGAGGAACGTAAACAACTCGTTAAAAAGTGTAAGGGCATCAACTACGACAAGGACGTTGATAATATTCTTAAGTTTACGGATTTAACCGAAGAAGATTCAAAGGAATATGCGTATCTTATTGCAGAAGCAGCCGTCTGGCAGGACTTCTGTAATTTGCTTACCATTAATGGCATTGATGACGAAACACAAGTTAACGATATTCTTATGAAAATTCAATCTGCATTCGTAGTTGAAGACAGCACAAAAATCTCTTTAAGTTAAGTTGAGGTGGTTAGATTGTTAAAGCCACAGCAAACGCAAAGAATTTATGCTCTTGCTGCAAGACTTGGACTTGTAGAGAACGGCAATAAAAACGATATGCTTCACGAACTTGTTTATGGAATTACAAAGAAAACAAGTGTAAGAGATTTATCTGCACAGGAGTACAGAGATGTAGTTAAAGAACTTGCAGATAGACTTAAACTGCAAAATCTTGAAGCTCCACCATGCAAGCCGTACAAGTCTCAGAAATACGAGCAAAGCGGCAGAGGTAAAATGTCGGACGGTCAGAAGCGTAAGGTATGGCAACTTATGTATAAGCTTGAAGAACTTGATATCGAACCCTCATCGGCAAAGCTTGGCGATAGACTCTGCGGTATCATAAAAAAAGAGTTAAAAATTGATTGCACATCAAGACAGCCTTTTCGTTGGTTGACTTTTCAGCAAGGCTCAACACTCATAGAAAAGTTAAAAAAATACGTGGATAATGCACAAAGGAGGAAGGATGGTGAAAATAAATCTTAATGATTTGGTAGGCGCACAAAGAGATATAGCTGAGGCAATCGGTATTGAAAGCTATATTAAGCTATGCAAAATTTTTGGCGGCGATACAGTGTACATACAAAAATACAGTGAATTGCTAAAGATTGAACGCAACGCTGAAATCAAAGCAATATATAACGGATACAACAGCTCTCAGCTTGCAAGAGAGTACGATTTGTCGGAAAGATACGTGCGAACAATATGTGCAGATAGTCCTGACAAGCAGCTAAGCATTTTTGACAACATAGAATGATGAAAAAATAGGATATTTGTCCTCTATGGAGATATGGTTTTATAAGGTATTATTAAGTTACAGACTTAATGATACCTTATTTTTTGGAGTAATTTTAATGAATTTTGCGGCAGACACTTGGTGGCTCTTCGGTCTTATCATTTCGGGAGCTATCGCTATTATCAGTTTTTTCTTAAAGCGTACAATAAACGAAGCTGACAGACACGACAAAGAAATCAAAGAAATTCAGCTGTCGTATGTTACAAAAGATGAGCTGAAAGATGTCAAAACTGATGTTAACAAGTCTATCGGAAAATTGCAGACTGATGTTGAGCAAATCAAAGATACATGTCTTACAAAAAAAGATTACTACAACTCAATTAATGAAGTTAAAGACGAAATAAAGACACAAAACAAGCTCATCTTAGAGCTTTTGCGAGGAGGCAATAATAATGACTGACGATGCTGAGGCAAAGGAGTTTTTGCAGAAAATTAAAGCTAAGAACTTTGTCACAAATAACGGACAGATTTTGAGAACAATCAATATTCTCCACGTCAACTATGAAAAGTTGTCTGATGTTAAGTATGCAATGGGAAATGTTCCTGAGCACGACTTTTTATCATCGGTTAATTACCTCTTTTTATCAGAATATATCTTGCTCCGTCATATCAAAACAAAAGAACCAGCAGACATCGCAGATGTGCCATATGAACAGCTTGAAGCAAAGCTATCGTCAAAGGGAATTAAGTTACTTGACGGCACAATCACAGATAACTCGGTTGAGGTGTAATCGTGGGCAGAAACAACCGCAGAGCTTGCGGAAAAATTGACAAGCTCCCAGCGGAGCTTAAAGACACTGTTGATCAAATGCTTGTTTCGGGACAAACATATCGTGAAATTGTGTCATATCTTGCTGAAAACGGTGAACAGCTATCGCAGGCGGCAGTCAGCCGTTACGCATCAAGATTTTTGGCGAACGCTCAGCAGCTTCGAATAGCTCAAGAAAATTTTCGAATGATTTTGACAGAAACTGAACGCTATCCCGAGTTAGATCCTGCTGAGGCAATTTTACGTTTAGCATCTCAAAAAGTGTTTGATGCTATATCAAAACTCGACGAAGGACAGTTTGACGAAGTGTCAGCTGAAAATCTTTTAAGGCAAGCTACTGCACTTGCAAGAGCTGTTACATACAAGCGTAAGACTGACACAGGTGTTAAGTCAGACAAGCAGATTGCTCTTGAAGAAAATCAGAGCTTGCTCTATGACACAATCAAGAAAAACAATCCTCGCTTGTACAACGAGCTTATGGACGAAATTAATAAGCTTAAGCAGCAAGCAAAGGAGGCTCAGAAGAATGGATAAATACGAATGGTATGTACTTCATGTCAGAACTGACTGCGAACTTGATATTGCTAAAGCTTTAGAAAAGCGTGGTTTCTCAACTGTTGTACCAGTTGAAAGTCGCATTATCCGCAAAGGCGGAAAATGGATTAAGAAAACATATATTGTCTTTACAGGCTATGTTTTTGTATTTATGCGATACAGCTGGTCTAAGTACTATGCTATGAATAATATAAACGGAATCATCAAAATTCTTGGTGGAGGTAAGAGTCCAACTCCACTCACTAAGAGTGAAGCGGAATTTATTCTTAAGCTCTCTGAATTGCTTGCAGAACCATCAGTGCTGAAATTCAAGAACGACAACAGCTATAAGGTTATAAGCGGATTTTTAGCAGAATATACAGACAATATAACAAAAATTGAACGCAGATACAAGAAAGCAACGGTTAAGGTTATCGTTGCAGGCGAAGAAAAAGAAATTAAGGTATCTTTCATTGAAGATACAGAACAAACGCCGGAACAGACAGAGGATTGATTCGTCTCCGCTTGATGAAAGGCTGTCAAAGTTTAATTGCCCGATAACCTCAAGTTAGCGGATGGCGAAGCTATGAAGCTATATAAATCAGTTAAAGACAGCGGCTTGTTTCCTCCAATCTTAACTTATCATATTCAATATACTGACATTCAAGCCGCTGTTTTTATATACATTAAATGCTTTTTAAACACCTATTTTAAAGGTGTTTATTTTTGTTGTAAAGAAGGTGCAAAATGGATAAGCTGTCAAAACTTGAACAACTGCTCAAAGAAACAAACACAAAGCAGGATTTTAATATTGTAGATGATTTAAAGTCTTTGTTACTCTCTTACGGAGTTATCAAGTCAAAAGATTTTCGCAAAAAGCTGAATGCTTTGATAGAAAAATACGAAAACGATGAACTGACGGCGATTCGTGAGGCACTGATTAAAAAATGCCGTTCCGGCGACACGCAAGCTATCAAGCTGTATGCAGAATACTTCAAGCCAGAAACAGTCGTTAAAGAGGATGACGGATTGATTGAGGCACTCGAAGGTGCAGGCAAGGAGGCTTTTAAGGATGAAGTTTAAGCCTTTTTCAAGGAAACAGTTAAAAGTACTGAGCTGGTGGAAGGTTGACGGCATTAAAGATAAATACGATGCAGTTATTGCAGACGGTTCTGTCCGTTCGGGCAAAACTGTTAGTATGAGCATATCTTTTATTTTTTGGGCAATGGCAACATTCGCTGACTGTAACTTTGCTATATGCGGCAAAACCGTAGGCTCTTGCAGGCGAAATGTTATTAAACCACTTATAAATATGCTTAAACATCGCTATGACATCAAGGATAAGCGGTCGGAAAACTTGCTAATCATCAGCAAAGACGGCAAGTCAAATACATTTTACATTTTTGGCGGTAAAGACGAAAGCTCTCAGGACTTGATACAAGGTGTAACGCTTGCCGGAGTGCTTTTTGACGAGGTTGCGTTGATGCCGAGGTCATTTGTTGAGCAGGCTCTTGCTCGTTGCTCGGTTGAGGGTGCAAGGTTTTGGTTTAACTGCAACCCCGATAATCCCAATCACTGGTTTTATCGTGAATGGGTTTTAAAAGCCTCTGACAAACACGCTTTAAGGCTCAAGTTTTTAATGGACGATAATTTGAGCTTATCCGATAAAGTTAAGCAGCGATATTACAGCCTTTATCAAGGCACATTTTATCGCCGCTTTATCCTCGGTGAGTGGGTTATTGCTGAAGGTCTTGTGTATCAAGACTACAACGACCACATCAAAGAAAAACTGTGGAACGGCAATCCCGATGAGCTTGTCGGACGGTGGTACATATCAATGGACTACGGTACTATAAATCCATGTTCAATGGGTTTGTGGTGTGTGACCGACAACGAGGCTGTCCGAGTTGACGAATACTACTACAACAGTCGCAAGGAAGGTTACCAACGCACTGATGAGGAACATTATGCAGAGCTTGAAAAGCTCGCAGGTGACCGCTATATAGAGCGTGTGATAATCGACCCGTCTGCCGCATCATTTAAAACTACAATCAAAAGACACGACAAATTTTTTGTTAAGTCGGCAAAAAATGATGTTATCAACGGTATTCGAACTACAAGCCAAATGCTGACTGACGGCAGAATTAAAATCGGCGTTAAGTGCAAGGCATCACAAGAGGAGTTCGGAATGTACCGCTGGGACGATAAAGCAGAGGTTGACAAAGTAGTTAAGGAAAATGATCACGCAATGGACGATATACGCTATTTTGCTTATACAGTCCTAAAGCGTGAGTTTAAATACAAATAATAAGGAGGTGAGCAGTTGAAAAGGCGTGCTAAATATGTGTTTTTAAGTTGGCTGAGGAGTATTGTAAACAAAATTGACCCCCAAAATGCTACAAGTAATTATCAATTCGATAACATGGAAGAGGCTATGGAAGTATGGCTTGAAATATATGCCGATGAGCCGTTTTGGAGCAAGTCTTGTCACGATAAAACGCTCAATCTTGGTGCTGCGATAGCTTCCGAGTTTGCAAGACTTATAACAATAGAATTTGAAAGCAAAATAACAGGCTCAGAGCGTGCGGAATATCTGCAAGAACAGTATGAAAGACTGCTTGAACAGCTCAGAGTAAGACTTGAGGCAGGCTGTGCGGTAGGCGGCATAATGTTTAAGCCGTATGTCCGAAACGGTGTAATTCTCCCCGAATGCATCACACAAGACAAGTTTGTCCCTCTTGATTACAGCAACGGCATAATTACCGCTGCAGTGTTTTTTAATCAGGAAGTCAAAGGCAAAAACTACTACGCAAGAGTCGAAAAGCAGACTTACAGCTACGAGAATAAATCACACACGATTGAAAGTCACTTTTTTGTTTCTTCCAGTCCCGACAACATCGGAATGGAAATAAATCCCGAAAATCTTGACAGCGAAATGTGGTCAAGGATTGACCCATACATAGTTATTAACGATGTTGACCGTCCTTTATTTGCGTTTTGGTCTGTGCCTTTTGCGAATCATATCGAAAACGACAGCCCCTTAGGTGTGTCTGTTTACAGCAGAGCGGTTAAACTGCTTAATGAGGCGGATCTACAATGGGACAGATATTTGTGGGAATTTGAGGGCGGCGAGCTTGCAGTTGATGCAGGCGAAGAAGTTCTCCGACAGCGACCGGGCAAGGATACGCTCGGAACACCGTCAACACGTGACAGGTTATTTCGCAAGTTTAACATTGATTCAGATGACAACAAAGACAAGTCTTTTTACGAAGTCTTTAATCCTAACTTGCGTGATGTTAACTACGCAAATGGTTTAAACGAAATCAAAAGACAGATTGAGTTTAACTGCTCTCTTGCCTACGGTACGCTGTCAAATCCGCAAAATGTGGATAAGACCGCCGAAGAAATCAAAGCCTCTAAACAGCGTAGTTATACAGCTGTATCTGATATGCAGCACTCGCTTGAGGCTGTACTTGAGGACTACATCTATGCGTGCAATGCTATTGCTGATGCATGTAATCTTGCTCCGAGCGGAGAGTACGAAGTTAGCTTTAACTGGGGTGACGGTGTGCTTGAGGATAAAGACAAGGAGCAGTCAATACAGCTCAATGAGGTCAACAGCGGAATCCGCAAAAAGACCGATTATCTCAAGTGGCGTTATGGAGTAGATGATAAACAGGCAACTGAAATGTTACCCGAAAGCGGCGTTGAGAGCTTTTTTGACGAAGGCGGTGGCACTTAATGCTCACCCCCGAACAGCTTGCTCATTGTGCCGATGATATCATCAACCTATATTCACAGCTTGAAGAGGAGATTGTACGTGATATTGCTCGTAGAATTGTAAAAACAGGTACAATGACTGACACGGGCATATGGCAGGCACAGCATATGCAGGAGCTTGGTACTCTGCACTCTGATGTGCTGTCAAGCGTTGCTAAGTACAGCGACAAGACTGAATCTGAGCTTAAAAAGCTGTTTGAAGATGCAAGTATTAAAGCTACGGAGTACGATAATGAGATTTATCGCCGAAACGGCTTAAATCCTAAGTCGCTCAAAGTATCTGATACACAAATGCAGTTGCTTGAGGCAGGTTACAAAAAGACACAGGGCAATCTAAGCAACCTCACTCTTACAACGGCAGTGTCATCTCAAACGAGCTTTATCAATGCTTGCAGTCTTGCCGAGTTAAAAGCGTCAAGCGGTGCTTTTAGTCCTCAGCAGGCTATTGCCGATGCAATCAAACAAGTCGCTCAAGACGGAGCGTTTGTTATATATCCCTCGGGACACCGTGACAGGCTTGATGTTGCTGTCAGACGTAACGTTATGACGGGAATAGGACAGACAACGGGTGAAATTTGTATTGCAAACGCCCGTGAGCTGGGTTGTGACTTGATGGAAATAACTGCTCACGCAGGAGCAAGACCGAGTCACTCGGCTTGGCAGGGACAAATAGTCAGTCTGAGCGGTCGCAAGGGTTATCTTTCATTATCTGACATTGGCTACGGCACAGGTGACGGTTTCAAGGGTTGGAATTGCAGACATGATTGGTATCCGTATTTTGAAGGCAGTAGTCGGATGTATTCTGCAAAGGACATCAAGGAGCTTGATGCCAAAAACATAGAATTTCCCGACGGCTCAATGCACACACTCTACGAAGCTGAACAGCAACAAAGAGCTTTTGAACGCAAAATCAGACAGACAAAGCGAACGCTCAATGCGTGTGATGAAGCAATTAACAATCTCTCTGATAAAGAGTTGTTACAAAAATTAGATAATGAATTTAGCAAATATTCGATTAAGCTAAAGCGGCAAGAATCAGAACTTAATAATTTTTGTGATAAGACAGGATTGCTTAAAGATAATGCACGTTCGCAGGCTTATGGTTTTAGCAGAAGTACAGCTCAAAAAGCTGTTAGCTCTGCTAAAAAGCATTTCAAGACATGGAGTAAGGATCATAATATTAATAATATAGAAACACTTGCAGAATACTACAATGTAAAGTATAATGATACTGAAAGATATACTCTTTTGAAAAATTATGTTAATTCTGTTGATAAAGGAAACTTATCACCTTTGACAGGATTTGATTTGTATGAAGATTATTATAACAAAGTTCAAAATGAACTTATTGGCTTGTCTATAGCTAAAGGTATAAAAGTTAAATCTCAAAGCATACATTTTCTTGAGCGTGTTTTTGGTACAAAGGAAGACCCGAAAAACAGCTTACCACGAAATGGCGTTGACATTAGTGATATTAAAAATGCTTTACTTAACGACAAAAATCCGAGATTCAGTTCTAAAAACAATAGTTATGTTTTTGCCAGTGATAAATGTCAGGTATCAATAAGCCCTGAAGGTAATTTGATACAGACTAATCCAAAGAAGGTGAAGAAATGAAATTTAAATTAACCAAAAAACAATTTAATTTTCTAAATGCACTAAATGGTGTTTCAAATTTTATACTAAACAAAACAGTGGATGATAATAGTATTTCTTTTGAGGTATCAGATGTAAGTGGATTTCAGGATGAAATATATTTCAATGTTGTTGAAAACGGAATGGATTCGGAAGGTGACGTTAACAAATTCGGTAAAGAAGTTTATTTGATATACGATACATTGTTAGCGCAAATATAATTTTCTTATTTTTGCCTTATATCGCATTTTCTATTCAAAAGGTAAAGTTACACCACAAATTCAATTAAAAGCAAATCAAACGAAATTAAAGGGGTTTTAAAGGGGTATTTCAAATACTCCTTTTACTTTTGCCCGAATTTATTAAAGAGGTATTGAAAAATGGCAAAGTACAGAAAGAAACCTGTCGAGGTTGAAGCGTATCAAACAGACGAAAAAATAATTATACATACGCTTGAGGGCGAAATGACAGCCGGTCCGGGCGATTACATAATCACGGGTGTAAACGGCGAACAGTATCCCTGCAAACCCGATATATTTGAAAAAACATACGAACCGATATAATTCAAGTTTATAAGCTCCCGATTTTCGGGGGCTTTTAATATTGCTCTTGTCGGAGAGCTTAAAACACCGACGCCGCTCGGCGGAGCTTTAAGCGCACGGTCTGACAGACCTTTAAATGTCAACACACAATTTCAAAATCTTACACAGGAGGTAAAAACAATGGATTTAATGGAAATGCTCAAAGCCATTTTTAACGGCGAAGCACTTACATTTGACCAGTTCGCAGAAAAAATCAATCAGTCAGCAGATGTCAAGCTCGGTAACCTTGCCGGCGGACAGTACGTTGACAAAAACAAGTATGATGATATTTCAAGACAGCTTGAAACGGCAAACGCAAGCCTTGCAGACTATGACCCCGAATGGAAGTCAAAGCTTGAGCAGGCGCAGGCTGAGGGTGACAAAAAGCTCAATGACTACAAATTTGAACAGGCTGTTGAATCTGCAATCAACAACGCAGGTGCGGCTGATATTGTGTCTGTAAAAGCTAACATTGATATGTCAAAAGTGACACAATCTGAAGACGGTAGTATCGTCGGACTGGATGAACAGCTCACAGAGCTTAAACAGTCAAAGCCTTTTCTTTTTAAGACAGAAGAACAAAAAAAGAAACTTGACCTCGGCGGACCAACCGGCGGAGCAAAAGCAAAGTCAGGCTCTAACATCAAGTCAGCCGTTGAAGACTACTATAAATAAGGAGGAAACAAAATGCCTATTACATTAGCAGAAGCAAGCGTTGGCAGAGCTGACAAGGTTACTCAAGAAGTTATTGATACTCTTCGCAGAGGTTCAACATTTATGGACAAACTCACGTTTGATGATGCAGTAGCTCCCGGCGTTGGCGGCTCAACCCTCACGTACGGCTACTTACAGCTTCAAACTCCATCGGCTGCGGCTGCACGAGCAATAAACAGTGAATACACAGCAAATGAAGCAAAAAAAGTGAAAAAAACAGTTGATTTAAAAATCTTTGGCGGTGCTGCTGAAGTGGACAGAGTTATTCAAGCTGCTACAACTGATGAGATTGCGTTTCAGCTTGAGCAAAAAACTATTGCAACAAAAAACTATTTTCAGTATGCTTGCATCAACGGCGCAAAAACAGGAAACACAGCAACTTTCGATGGCTTGAGCACGCTGCTCAAGGGAATGGACACAGAATATAACAACGGTACAGATAAAGTCTATATAGACTTATCAACAAGTGCCGCGATGGATTCAAATTATAAATCAATGCTTGATATGCTTGATGAATTTTTAAGTGGAATTTCATGTAAACCAACATTGTTACTCGGCAATAGTAAAATGATTGCAAAACTGAAGAGTATTGCACGCAGAGCAGGATACTTAACACAAACAGAAGATAGCTTTGGCAAAACTGCTCAAGGCTATGATAACATTTTGTTCTACGATATGGGCAATTATTGGAGCGGAAAAGCAAACACACCATGCGTACCGATTAGGGATAAAGTCGATGGCTCAAACACTATAACAGGTCTTACTGATCTTTATGCAGTTACTCTCGGACTTAATGCTTTTCACGGCGTTTCTCTTACAGGCTCAAGTATCATTAATACATATATGCCTGATTTGACTGCACCGGGTGCAGTTAAAAAAGCCGAAGTCGAAATGGTTGCAGCAGTTGCACTGAAAGACACGACAACTTGTGGCGTTTTTCGTAATATTAAGGTATCTTAAAATGTATGCGAATTATGCTTATTATAAAGATTCTTTCGGTGGTACTTTAACAGAAGAAGAGTTCAATCTCTATGCACGCAAGGCTGAACGCTTTTTAAACTATGTTATTATTGGAGAAATTTCCGAAGTGACGGAACAGGTAAAGAATGCAGTCTGTTCCGCTGCTGAGGCGGTTGCCGAAATCCGTGAAGGTGTGGCAAATATCCCTCAAGGCATCAAGTCCGAATCAACGGACGGTTACAGCGTTACATACAAGGATTACAATGCCGATGAGCTTGCAGAGCGTGAAAAAAGAGCAATGTACAAAGCTATCAAGCAGGAATTAAGCGGTACAGGTCTTTTATATCAGGGGGTGAGATAATGCTCACAAACAACACACGCATTACCGTGTTTTGCTCTAAAAAGCAGGGTCGTGAAACCTTTTGGTTTGCAACTGTTTTGGACGGAGTTAATTACCACGGCAGGGATCAGATTATTGTTGCTGACAAAAATGTGTCTGCATCTGATGAGTATGTAATCCGTATCCCCGACAGCGTTTTGCAGGCAACTCACTATGTTGACCCGTCAACATATAAATCTTTACCGCTTGACGAAAGTGACAATTGCTATTCCCTCAAAAAGGGAGATTATGTTGTTAAAGGCTTGGTTGACCTTGATGTAATTACCGTTAAGGATATCCTTGACGCAGGCGGTCAGCAGATTACACAGGTTACTGATAATCTGTCAGCAAGTGCCTTTTCAAAACACATTAAATTGGTGGTTAAATGATTATTAAACTGCTTTTTAATACTACCGAAACTATGCTTAAAGACCGTGGTCTTGAGCCAAGCGGTAATGTACAAAAGGTCGTGGACAGCGAAGTCCTTCGCCGCTCCGACCCTTATGTTCCTTTTAAAACAGGCTATTTAAAAAGTAGTGGCATAAGAGGTACAAAAATCGGCAGTGGCGAGGTTATGTATAATGCCGTTTATGCACATACCAATTACTACCTAAATGCAGGCAAAGGTAAACAAGGTACTGCAAGCGGCGGATTAAGAGGTAAGTTTTGGTTTGAACGAATGAAAGCTGACCATCTTGACGATATTATAAAGACCGCCAAAGAAAAAAGCGGAGGCAAATAATGGACGAATCAATAATTAATTCTTTGTTTAGGTGGTTCGCCGACTGCGAAGTGTTAGAGGTTGACAATGACCTTAATGTTGACTATCTCGGTGATGACCCCGAACAGTACAGTATTGAGGTAGTGCCGTGCAAAACTGTTTTAAAGCAGTATGTTGACGGCTCGGCTAAATGCCAGTACCTCTTTATCTTTGCAAGCCGTGAAAATTACAGTCCTGATGAATCAATCAATATGGCAAATCTTGAATTTTATGAAAGATTGCAAGAATGGATTGCTGAGCAGGACTTAAACGGCAAACTGCCGAAATTACCCGAGGGCTTAACATCGTTATCCGTAAAAGTGTTATCATCGGGTTATGCGATTGACAATGACACCAAAACAGCACGGTATCAGATACAGTGCCAGCTTAAATACATAAAAACAATTGGAGGTAAAAAATAATGAGCGAAGTAATCAGACAGAGGCGTATGCAGGCTAACTACCTTGACTGCGGCGGTACAAACAAATCACCGAATTTTTCCCTGCTCGGCGTGGGTGCAAAAACTCTTGATGAAAACCCTGCTGCTCAGACGAAAAGCAGGAAATATGTTTGTGACAAATCAGCGACAAAATCAATATCCGGCTACGACTGGACAACTGCGTTTGAAATCGACCAAATCAGGGAACAGGATGCAATAAACTATATCATCAACATCGGCGAAAAGCAGCTCGTAGGAGCTGATGCCGAAACAGACTATGTTATCGTTGACCTTGACCAGTCTATTGACGGAGGTAGCAACAAAACTACATACCACGCACGCAAAATTCGTGTTGCAGTCGAGGTTGCAAGTTTCACTAATGATGACGGTGAAATGGGTTGCAGCGGTAACTTCCTTGCAAAGGGCGATCCTGTCGAGGGTACTTTTGACACAGCTACAAAAACATTTACAGCAACTACGGAGGCATAATTATGATTATCAATGGAGTAAATTTACCTGATATTGATGTTGCTGATGCCCTTGCTATGGAGCGTTACGAGCACGCTCACGATAATGTCGCAAAAGCAATCGACGAGTTACAGCCCGAAGGTAAACGCCAGTCAGAGCTTATCCGTGCTCAGTGTACTGCTGTTTTCAACTTTTTTGATGAAGTTTTCGGTGACGGCACAGCTAAAAAGGTATTTGGCAAATCAGTAAATCTGACAACCTGCCTTAATGCCTACGAGGATATTATCAAGGCAGTTAATGCTCTCGGAGTAAAACTCGGCAGTATGTATAAAGGCAAGGTAAATGCGATTAACAACAACCGCATGGGCAAAAAGCATAAGCAGTACAATCATTACAAAAAGGCACTTAAACCGGTGACAAAGTAATGAATCTGTTGTGCGATAAAGCACCAGATGCTATAACCGTGTCGGGTGTAGAATATAAAATAAACACTGATTTTAGAGTATGGATTAAGTTCGAACTTATTCTCACCGTGCAAGTTGACAATACAATTTCAGCAGAAATACTCGCCGAAATCCAGCAACTTATATTTAAAGCTCCTTGCCCGATGAGCGAGGATACCGTAAATGCAATTTTGGATTTTTACCGTTGCGGAAAACCGCATGAAAAGCATTCAAGCAGTAACAGTAACGGCAAAGCGGTCTTTGACTATGATTACGATGACGGCTATATCTATGCGGCATTTATGGAGCAGTACGGCATTGACTTAAACGATGTGAATTTACATTGGTGGAAGTTCAGAGCATTGTTTCAATCGCTTAACGCCGATTGTATGTTCGTCAAAATTTTAGGTTATCGCAGTATGTCGATTACATCTAAAATGTCAACTGCTGAACGTAATTTTTATCAAAAAATGAAAAAACTCTATGCGCTGCCTTTGCCGCAGTCGGTGCAGGAAAAATATAATGCAATTGAAGATGCGCTTATCCATGGCAAAACAATTGACAACCTATTGTGATTTTTGTATAATTTTGTTATATTAATTCACGAGGTGTTTGTATGACAAAGAAAGTTTTAAGTTGGGTTGCTTTTGGTTTTATGTTTCTGACAATCACAATATACATATTCTCTGCATTTATGCAACAAGAGAGTACTGGTATAACAATGTTAATTATTCTTGCATTTTTTTCCATATTCTTTATATGTGGAATTGTAGGAACAATTATTGGCGAAAGAGCAAAAATCCTTTCGGGTATTTTTCAAATTTTAGCAGCAGTAAATTCGTTGTTTTTCGGCTTTCTTTCATTAGTTGATGGTTCTTTTATTGGAATGATAAGTCTTTTATGCGGATTTGTTACGTTTTGTCTTTATACTATTTCAGCAATTTTATTTTTTGTATGTAAAGGAAAACAATGAAAAAAAAGAAAATTAAATGCCCATACTGCGGTTATAAAATGCCCCTATACTTTGACGAAACGTCAAAGTGTAAGGGCGTTTTTGTTTGCTGCAAAGGGCGAAATTGCAAGAAAATATTTGAAATCGTTTTAAACGATAAAAAATAATCAGGTCAAGTAGAGCCATTGGATGCCGATGACCACAATAAAGGATGTGGGATATTGGCGTACGATGGCTCTATTAAAATTGACACAAAAATTGATACCAATGGATTTAAAACGGGCATTGACAAGTTAAAAAGTCTTGCTAAAACAGGCGTGTCAGCAATAACGACAACTCTTGCCAGTATTGCTACAACTCTCGGAGCAGGAGCAACAGCAGCGGCAACAGTCGGCTCGTCTTTTGAGGCGGCAATGTCAAAAGTATCTGCAATAAGCGGTTCAACAGGTGATGATTTACAGTCCTTAACCGATAAAGCAAAAGAAATGGGTGCAAAAACAAAGTTTTCAGCTTCTGAATCTGCTGAGGCTTTGCAATACATGGCCATGGCAGGCTGGGATACAGAGTCAATGCTTAACGGTATTGACGGTATTATGTCACTTGCCGCCGCAGACGGTCTTGACCTTGCGACAACTTCCGATATTGTAACTGATGCGCTGACAGCTTTCGGTTTAAAAGCTTCAGACAGTACACATTTTGCTGATGTCCTTGCAAAAGCTTCAAGCTCGGCAAACACCAATGTTGCAATGTTGGGTGAGTCATTCAAGTATGTTGCACCTCTTGCAGGAACAATGGGGTATTCTGTTGAAGATGTTTCTCTTGCTCTCGGACTTATGGCTAATGCAAGCGTTAAAGGCAGCATGGCAGGTACAAGTTTAAAAACAGCTTTATCTAATCTTGCTTCTCCTACTGAACAAATGGCTTTGTGCATGGAGAAATACGGTATTTCAATATCCGATACCGGAGGTAATGCTCTGCCTTTAATTGATGTTCTGAAACAGCTTCGTGAAAAGTTCGGTGGTCTCTCTGAAACAGAGCAGACCGCTGCGGCAAGCACATTGTTCGGCAAAGAAGCAATGAGCGGAATGCTTGCAATTATCAACGCAAGTGACAGTGATTTTAAAAATCTTACAGAGAATATCAACAATGCAGACGGCTCAGCTCAGAAAATGGCTGACACAATGCAGAACAATCTGCAGGGACAGATTACAATACTTAAATCAGGGCTCGAAGGTTTGGGAATAAAAATCTACGAAAGTATGTCCGAACCGCTTATTGATGCAGCCAAAGAAGCTCAGCGCTATGTCAGCGTATTGACAGATGCCTTTACTAACGGTGGTTTGTCGGGAATGATTGAGGAGGCTGGCTCTATTTTTGGTGAGCTTGCAACAAAAGCTGTCGAAGCCGCACCTAAGATGATTGATGCTGCCATGTCATTTTTGCAGGCATTTGTGAATGGTATCGCAAATAACTCATCAAAACTTGTTAGAGCAGCTATAAACATCGTAAAAACATTGGTTAAAGGTATAAGCGACCGTGCTCCTGATTTACTTGAGGCGGCGAAAAGTATTGTTAATGCATTAACTAAAAATTTAGTTAAGTTGCTACCAAAAGAGTTGCAAGCACCTGTCAAGGAAGCAATCAATACGATTAAAAAATCCTTTGAGGACGGCGGACTTAAAAAAGCTATCAATACTGTTAAAACTACATTGATTAATCTCGGTAAAACAATTACTAACATCGCAAAGATTGTTATTCCTCCTCTTGCAAGAGCTATTGATTTGATTGCAGACAATCTTAACATACTGTTGCCGATTGCTGCAACTGCGATAGCGACATGGAAAGCGTGGAACATTATATCATCAATAACTGCCCTTGTAACTCAGCACGCCGCATCGGTTACAGCTGAAAGCCTTGCAGAGGCGGCGTCGCTTGGCACTATAACGCTTAAACAAATTGCAGTCGGTGCTTTAACCAGAGAGATTACACTTGCAACAGCAGCTCAATATGCATGGAACTTGGCGATGTCGCTCAACCCTGCTTTACTTATCCTGACAGGTATAACAGCACTGACAGCTGGTATTGTTGCATTTTCCGTTGCCAATGGTGATGCAACTCAGTCCACGGATGACCTTGCAAGTGCAGAGGCTGATTTGCAGTCGGCAAATGATAATCTTAGTTCATCCTACGAGGATATCGGCTCTAAATTTGGCGATTTTATGGGTGATATTAAAAGTTCGGGCAGCATTTTCGATAACTTCAACGAGAACATTATTATCTCTGACGATGAAAAGCAAAAGTTATCAGATAATATGAATGATGTACAATCTGAAATTACAGAAATTTGCAAAACTGCTTCTGAAAATCGAAAAGAATTAACAGGTGGTGAAGTACAAAGACTTGAGGAACTTTTTGCTAAAATGCACGAACTTGCGGATCAAGAATTGGCAATAGAAGAAGCAAAACAAGGTGTAGTAACAACACAGGCTAAGGCTCTTAATGAAGCGTCTGATTTGTCACTTGAGGAATATACTCAAAGAGCAAAAACACTTGTTAATTCTGCTGAAGAAACACGTTCAGCTGTAATCGACAAAGCATACGAACAATACACTGAAGAAGTTGCACTGCTTAATTTAAGACTTCAAACAGATGATGAATATTCACAAAAAGAACACGATGCAGATGTTAGTGCTGCTGAAAAAAGTTATCAGCAAGCTATTGATGCAGCAAACAAAGAAGCAAGCGATACACTTGAAATCATAAAAAACGGTTATTATGACAGATCTGATGTTTTGAAAGAATACTCTGATAATTTGTCTGGCTTGAATGCAAAAGAAATTTTAGAAAATCAAACTCATAAATCGAAAATGGAATCAATTGAGGATGATTATAATAAAAAAATTGAAGAATTGCAAAACGCCGGATTAGCAGCTGATGTTTATATGGCAAAACAAACAGAATTGCAAAACGCAAAAGAGTTAAAAGAAACAGAAGAATACACACGTCATAATAAAAAAATAGCAGAAATTAGAAACGGACAAGAAAAAGTTCTTTCTGATGAAAAGTATCAAAATCAATTAGTTGCTTTTCTTTCACTCATGGGGTTATATGAACAGTACACAGGAGAAACTGATTCAAAAGCAAAAGGAATAGCATCAGCATTTCTTGCTGCTTTTGATAATCTTGATGAAGACACTAAGAAAAAGTTTATTGATGCAATGCAAGGAGCTGAAAATGGATTAACAGAGAAAGAAAATTCTTTATTTGCAAAAGCAGAGTGGATTGCTGGTAGTGTTATCAATACATTTAAAAAGATATTTGATGAGCATTCCCCGTCGAAAATTTTTAAGAAAATCTTTGCCTACACCCTCGAAGGCGGTGAGAATGGACTTGATGACGAAGCTCCGAATCTATATAAGCAGGCTGATGATGTTGCCTCTACCTTTACAGAGCGTATGCAGGCTGGGGTGTCGGCTGATGGTCTTGTATCCAAAATGAGATCAGCTGTCAATGCAGGACAGGCTATGCTCAGATCCAAATTTACGGCTGATGTCAACCATAATGTGGAGCTGATGAGCGAGGATAACGAGCGTAAGTACAGCCTTAAAGGCGATATTCATACCTCAATCAATATTGACGGCAGAGAAACAGCTGTGGCACTCACACCGTATGTTTCGGAAGAACTTGCATGGGAGGATAGATAAAATGTTAAACGAAATGACAATTAACGGTGTTGATATTTCCGCATACAATGCTCGTTTACAAAATTATTCGATTGGTGGTACAACCGTTACAAATAACCTTTCTGCCTCTCGCAGTACTTTGACTGCACCAACCTTGTTTTCAGCTGTCCCCGGCACAAGAACTTTGTCTTTGACCTTGACTTTTTATCCTCACTATCTTGGTGACAATGCAAAAGGTTTAACTGTATCAGACCGTCTTGCGATAGCAACTGAAAACATAACTGCGTTTGAGGGATTATTGGTAGGCAAAGTTGTTGAAATTACTCTCCCTGACGGATTTATCTACACGGCAATAGTCAACAGCATTGCCGCTGCAACATTTGACAGTAGCGGAGAGCATGATGTTACATATACATTTAATGCTGTAAGGCATAAAGCCGTAATAACTCAAAGCGTTGCACCCAACAGTTGTATTATTTGCAACTCAAACACACCGACCTTGCCTGTTATTACCGCTAAATACAACAGCGTAGCAAACACTCAAAACAAAGTTAAATTGGCTGATGTAACAATTAAATCTGTCACATCAGGTATGACGGTTGTAATTGACAGCGTAGCAGGGCTTATAACTGCCGATGGTAAAAATAAGTTTAATGATTCTGACTTGATTTACTTCCCTATTTTGCAACCGGGAAAAAATATTATTTCTTCAACGGAGTCCGATGTTGAAATTTCGGTGTCATATACACCGATTTACATTTAGTTTAGGAGGTGTTTAAGATGTTTTTAAAGGTATTTTATGGTGATGATATTAAGGTATATCGTGATATTGACAGTACCTTTTTCCGCACTCGGTCAGAGGACGGTTTGATGTCATTACAGTTTGATATATCGCCTGACCATGAGCTGTACAGATACTTTGCTCTGTACGGCACAGTCGAGTATGACGGACAGCGTTACCTTATAAACGGCATAAACGAGCGTAAAACCGTAAGTACAATAACCTGCGAACTTGACCTTACAGGACTTAATTTCAATGTTTATCAAAGCTACAACAAAAGCAAAGTTAGTTTTTCAAGTGTATGCTCAGAGATTTTAAAAGACACAGGATGGACTATTGTTGATGCCGACCTTGTGTCAGCTCGCCGAACACTTGAGCTGACAGATGTAACTACGCTTGACATCCTTGATTATTGCCAAAACTCAACAGCATATAATACTCGCTATCGTTTTGATACAATCAATAAAGTTATCTATTGCATCAAGCCGTACAACACCACTGAGCCGACAGGCACTTACTTTACTGATGAGCTTAATTTGAGCGATATGACTTACAAAGGCAGTACCGCAAGCTTGGTTACAAGGCTTTATCCATATGGCAAGGATAATTTGAGTATATCCTCTCTCAACAACGGCAAAAATTACATTGAAAATCATAGCTATACCGACAAGGTAATATCAGCTATATGGCGTGACGAACGTTATACAAATAAGCAAAGATTGCTTGATGACGGTGTCGCAAAACTTGCCGTTTTAGCTGTTCCTGAACAATCATATACAGCTAAAATTATTGATTTTGCAAAAGCATTGCCTGACACGTACGGCGATGTGCTTGCTTTTGATTTGTACGACATAGTAACTTTGATTGACCGCAAACGCAAAACAAGAATAAATCATCGTATTGTTGAGATTAAAGAGTATCCTGCCGATGCAACGCTCAATACAGTTACTCTATCGACCGTACCTGCGAAAGTTACAGGCAAATTGCAAACCTTGCAAAACAAAGTAACTGCTCTTGATGCACAAATCTTGCATAATCACAATAAAGTCAACGAGATTAAGCAAGATTTAGACACGACTGTGCTTCATGTATCTGATTCATGGGCATCTTCGCTGAATAAATCAGTCATCACTCAGACTGCCGGAGGCTTGTATTTTGAAGTAGAAAAGGTTGTAGGCTCAGACAGATGGAGCACTTTGTTACAACAATCTGCTAACGATGTTAAAATCGCATGGAACAATATATCCAGTTTCATTAAATTTGAATCAGCACAATTGAACGTGTACAATTCATCGAATACAAAATTGATGTCTTTATCTTCTTTTGGACAAGATATTTTTGATTCAAATGGGCAAAAACTTATGTCACTTAATTCGGCAGGGCAAAAATTTTACTACAAAGGTGTGGAAGTAGGTTACATAGGCACAGGCTGTTATGAAAATGATGAATCAAAACGAGATCTATCATTTAATCTTGAAAATGGTTCAGCAATGATGGATTGGTGTTATCGTAAGCAAGCAGCTGACACTGCGTACACACTTGTTTTTACGTATGCTGCCAAGTCTGTTGGCTCTCTCGCAGCGAACCAGCTGCACGCAGGATGCGATCTCAATCTGCATGGATACAATTTACGAAATGCTGTACTTAGCGATTGGTCGTTCGATGGTGGCACGATAAGTGATACAATTAGCGGTTATTATGCTAAATCATATCATGACGACGGAAGGGCTGCAACGTGGAGACAGTTCAAGATGGTTTTTAAAAATGGCATTTTAACTGATTTATTGCTGTAAGGAGTAAAAATATGAATTTTATAATTAACACAAAGGAAATTTCAGATAAGGATAAATCAAGACCTGCAGAAAGGTCAGAAGACATTCATTCGAAGGAGGATAAAAATGCAGACGAAACTTAGTTCATTAGCATTGCAGTCAGCGAAGTCTGAACTTATCGCATCTATTAATGCAATTATAAGCAAATACGGTTTTCCGGCAAGCCTTATTGACGGTATTATGTCCTCAGTGCTTGTTGAGATTAAATCCCAGGTTATAGCCGAGCTTGTAAATGAGAAAGAAATAAACAAGGAGCACATAGATGAATGATTATGTTGCAAAAATTTCGCTTGATTTAAATTGTCAAGCAACACCTATTGTCATATCTGCAGGACAGTTTGACGTTGGCCGAAAGATATTGATTACTCTTAAAGCTGACGGCGATGATTACGATGCAACTGGAGCTACTGCAGTTTGCAAAGGTAAAAGCGGTGACAACTACTTTGCTGTAAATGCTAATGTATTAAATAACACCGTGACAGTAACAACAGATAAAGCTATGCTCGCAACATCAGGCAGAACTGTTGCAAAAATCTTGCTTACAGACGGCACACGCACATACTCTACGCAATCGTTTATTATCAATACTCACAGCGATTACGATGGTGACATTACGTCATCAGATTATTATCCTGTTTTAATTGATATGCTCAACCGTGTCATTGCTCTGACTGAGAGCGGAGCTGTATTAACTGATACAGTTCTTGATGACGAGAGTATCAACCCTGTGCAAAACAAAGTGCTGACTCAAATTATTAACTCTAAAGCAGACAAGTTCGATACATACACAAAGTCAGAAATTGACGCAGAGCTTGCGAAAAAAATCAATGAAGAAGATGTTTATACCGCAGAAGAGGTTGATGAGCGTTTTCAAAGAATTTTAACCGCAGGTGACAATATAAAAATTGACGATAACAAGCAGGGCAAAATTACAATCTCGGCAGATTTAAGCAAAAAATACGATGCCGCAAACGTTG